AATAATTTGGAACCCATTCACAGTTGGATTCCTGGGTTTATTGATACACGTTACGAAAAGAATGATTGGCGTACAACATATAAGCAATATACAGGCATGTGGTCAACTGCTAAAGGTAAACGACTAGAAAAAATTCTTATGAACTGTAAGAATCAATGCTGGGATTGCCATGAATGCGAGCGAACATTCGGCATGGAAGATATTGATAGTGCATTGCAAATTCGAAAGGTCAAATAATGACAAGAAAGATTAACTCCATATTAATAGTGGGTGGTGGATCAAGTGGTTGGATGACTGCTGCGGCAATTGCTAAACAGTTACCCAACATTAAGTTGACACTGATTGAAAGCCCCAACGTGCCAATAATTGGTGTTGGTGAAAGCACCATTGGGCATATTAATAACTATCTTCACCTATTGGGAATTAAAGATGAAGATTGGATGCCTCATTGTAATGCCACCTATAAGACAAGTATTAAGTTTATCGACTTTAGAGAAAATCCTACTGAAACGCCACACAAGTTTCATTATCCATTTGGACGATTTGATTTTCAGGACAAACCCAGGCAGTTAATGGATTGGTTTTTAATTAAAGCACATAATCCTGACATTGATTGTAGTAACTTTGCTGAGTTTTTTCATGATAGTGTTATGATGACAGATGCAAATAAACTTACTCGCAATGAAGATGGTGCTGTTAGAAATTTTAATTTTAAAACAGACACAGCTTATCACATGGATGCAACTGCATTTGGTGGTTACCTACGTGATCACATATGTCTTCCAGCTGGTATGACACATATAGTTGACGACGTTGTGGGTAATAGTATTAATAAAGATGGCGAAATTGCATATATTATTTCTAAAAATTCAGGTGAGTTAGAAGCAGATCTATACATTGATTGTACTGGTTTCAAAAGTTTACTATTGGAACAAGCAATGAAAGTTCCATTTAAAAGTTTTAAAGATACTCTCTTTAATGACCGTGCAATAGCAACAACTATACCCTATATTGATAAACCCAGCGAGATGGAGAATTATACTAGCTGTACTGCTATTGAAAGTGGATGGGTTTGGAATATTCCATTATGGCATCGCATTGGAACTGGATATGTTTATAGCAGTGATTTTGCAACGGAAGCAGAAGCTGAGGAACAGTTTAGGCGTCATCTTAAATCAAATCGTATGATATTTCCAGATGCTGATAGAGCAGATGCAGCAGAATTTAGGCATATTAAAATCAAGCATGGTGTTCATAGTCATGCATGGGAAAAAAATGTTGTTGCTGTTGGGTTGTCAAATGGATTTATTGAACCATTGGAATCAACTGGGTTAATGCTTACACATGAAGCCCTAGTTAAGGTCATTAATATGTTAAAGATGCGTGACGGACGTGTAACTCAATTTGATATTGATTTGTTTAACCATGCATTCAATGAAGAGATCAAAGGTTTCAAAGATTTTATCAGTCAGCATTATTCTCATAGTATGAGAGATGATACTCCTTATTGGAAAGCAGTAACTAGTCATAAGTTTAATGAGAATATGAATAATATGGTTCCTGAATTATATACAGCCTATACTGATATAGCTATTAGATTACATAGGAATCGAAGCTTTGATACAGGTATGAGTGGCATCGTTTACATTGCTGCTGGCATGGGGTATAATCCAATTGACGTATCACATGCTGCAATGATGGATGAACAATTCGGCGAATTGCCAGGTTATAGGGAAGTAATTCACAAGCAATGGTTAGAACATAGGGATCAAGTGTTACAACATATTGAAACACTGCCAACACATTATCAGTTTCTTAAAGACAACATACACAATAAATAATTCAATGGAACTTACAACACCCAAATACAGAACTGATTATATAGGCGAAACTATCAATACTATTAGGGATGGCAAAACTATAAGTTATTTTGTCAACCCTAGGGATAACATATTCATTCCATCAAATGTTGACAGCGCAATAGTATTGGGTAATGGTATTACTCGTAGTAATCCACAAGTACAAAATTTAATTGGAGCAAATGCTAATAAGGTCGGTGCAAGCTATAAACTTGTTTATGCTTGTAACCGTGCAATCAGTGATCCCATAACTTACGACTATTATGTACTAAAGCATAGAGTGTTCTTAGCTGAAACACCACTTAATAGACTTAATCAAGTATACTTGCCCTACGATGCGTTTCTTGATTATAAAGACACATGCAACTTATTGCCCTACGTTAGTCATCTGGACAGTGGTGCATCTGCTGCTTACCTTGCTGCATTTGATGGTCATAAAAAAGTATTCCTATTTGGATTTGATGGTTACATAGGCACTTGGCGTACAATGTATGACGGCAGATTCCCATATGAAAATGGTGATACCAATATAGATTACAAGGTCTGGGACGACTTTATGTACAATGTTATTAGTGTATACAAGGATACAGAGTTTTATCGTATACAACTAGATGGGCAAGAAGCACCAGATCGTTGGCAAGCTTTACCAAATTTTCAAGATGTCACAATTAGACAAGCAGTACTGCTAGGCGATTTCTAATATATCCTTAAGTGTATTAAGCTTCTGTTGAATGTCATCATTATTCAAACTGCTCCACAATCCAGGATGTAGTGGCTTGGGAAAGCTATCAACTTGACACCAGCAATACCCTTTATGCTCATCACTTAGCTTGGGTATGAACTCTTCTTCAATTAAACAGATGAATGTGTGGTATTCAAATTTACCATCATCACTGCGAAATAATTCCAGTGGAATAGTTTTGATAAGGTCAACGGCGACTCCAACTTCTTCAAGTATTTCTCTGTTGAGAGCCTGCATAACAGTTTCTTTATTCTCAACTTTGCCGCCTACTAGTCCCCACGTATCTTTGTGAGTGTCATTATCACGCAATAAAAACAAACTTCGTCGTGTATCATTAGCTAACAGTATTGCACCACATGCTTTGAATAGTTTTATATTATTAGGAGCCACAGGCCTTCCTTGTACAGACCCTCCCAGCTTTTTTGCCAATTTCCGTTCAGCCATTTAAATTGAACCCCACTGTATAGATTTGTGACGTAAGGAACTTCGTCCGCATCTGTAATTGAATTATATATTGTCGTGGTATTTTCACTATCAAATACCACATTCCAATGACTTCCATCATACTGTATTATATCATTTGGATTAGCAAACACCGGTGAATTATCAGCATTTCGCCAACCAGTTGGATTGTTATTTGGTGCATTGGTAGGATTACCAATTCTATTGTTAATAATAAGATAACGCTGGCCATTAGCCGCAGCAGGTAAATTAGTACCCGGCGCAGCAGACAAAGGATCAATAATATTGTTTACAGGAGCTAGGTTGTTGCTGGGTATAGTAGATGTATCAACATTGAATAATAACACACTGTCGTCGGTTGGATCATATGAAATAGTACCAACAACAAAAGTATTTGTGGCATCGTCAACAAATGCCATTTGGCTTACGCCATTGGTTATTTCACCTATATAGTTGATTACACCACGCCATGGCACTGGATCATTGGTTGGTTCAGGAACAGTTAGTAGCGTATCAGTGCCTTTCTTTGGCTGCTTACTTAGGACTACTTGCCCACCTGCGACAATAGCATTATAGCCACTGGGTGTAAAGTATTGGCGATTACCTAGTAGCTCATACTGTTGTAGTATAGCATCCGCCAAATTACCATGTGCGTCATATAGACTTGCAACGATACTTGTTACTGCATTAAGCTTCTTAACCTTTGCAGGTGCGCTGATGTAAACAGGTATTTCAAATGTCATTGTTGCTACGTCAATTGGATCATCAGTTCCAACTGGTATGCTTCTGCTGCTAAAAGTTGTATCAGTTAACTGTATCCAACTCAAGCTGGTCCAATCAATATAGTTTTCAGTTGATTGAATTTCCAAACTGGGATTAAACATGACAGCAATCTGTTCCCATAGTTGTAGCTTTTGATCAATGTTACTGGTATAGATATCCAGCTTTAGATCCAGTCTATAGGGAACAGGCATCAAGCGTTCCACTGTCATTACATTCTTTTGATATGTTTTTAATTCCCCAGTGTCGGGATCAATAGCACGTTCACGTACTGATTTCTTCTCAAAGAATGTAGGGTTTTGTATATGTTCACGATGGTACTTTAAGTTTTCAACGTAAACAACCATCATGGGAACATTATTAAGCATGTTCTCACTGTTGTTGCGAAGTATTGCTGAGCCCACTCTATTGTTATCAGCGTAACGAACAGGCACTGTCAAATATATGAGATTTCCATTGGCATCTTTGCCGTACTCAACTTGAAATTGGCTAAAGTATCTAATGAACTGTAAAATAAATCTGCGTATCTGCGCATCGTAAAAATATTCAGCCATCGTTATCCTTAATAGTCACTCTTAGGCGACAGTATCTTACTCAATGCTTGCTTTTGTGGAACAACCTTACCACTACTTAGTGTTGTAGTTGCTGGGTTGTTGACAAATGTTCCAGTCTGAGTCTGATTCACATTGCCAGTTAATGGTCCGCGACTTACTTGGTTTACAATACCCCAACGAACACCACTCCAACGATACAATACATTTGGAAACATATCAGTACGCAATACGTATTCGCCGGTAACTGGATTTTCAGGAAACCTAGTCAAGCTACGAACAGGGAACCCATTGGGTGCAACAACATCACCGCTCAAATATGATTTCAAAGTGGAAGTAGGAGTAATGACATTGGAGTTCAATATACTACCATTTGCACTAATAGCATTTTGTAAACTTGTGCCGTTGGCATCCACTGGTAGTATAAAATACTTTGAAGTATCATAGCCGCTCTTGGGAACTTCCAACTCAGCTTGCTCAACAATAGCTTCTGATATCTGCAAGTTCTTTAGATAAGGACTCATAATATCCCTCAATGAATTACCTGTTTCATTGCCATCACTATCAACAGCAGCTTGATCCAGGATGTCTTTAAACTCCTGACCATCAACCATTGGAACAACTTTAACTCTATATAGGTGCGGCCACCAGGTTTGACTGTAGCCTTCTGCCGCTCGTAATATTTCACTTACAACATAAAACTTTTTAAGACTGGCTGGCATAGTCTCGTCCAGTGGCCAGTAATCCCTCATGTTGGGCATTTCAAGAACATCACCTGCAATAAGCTTGCGTCCAATGCGTTCAATCATATCATTGATATGGAATGTTATGAACAGTGTATCATTATTGAGGAACATACCAAATTGACTTAGGTTAAAGTCATTGTCAGTAAGTGTGTAGTGTCCACGTAGTTTATAAATGTCGGGCTCATACTTGCGATCTCTATTCTCAAGGAACAATAGATCCTGTATGTTCTTCTCACTTTGATTTAGGTATGTGGGTTGAGTTGCATCAGTGCTTGTGTTTGTAGTTTTAACACCCAGTAACTTATGTATCCAAATACCAACACCACCAGCAGTGAACATTTCTCTGATGCGATTATCAAAGAACTTATAATCGTTGCCGTGATTTTCTTTCCATAAACTAATTCTTCCCAAAATAACAACTCCTGCCCTATTATTTATAGTATAATAGACTTACAGTTGTTGCTATGATACCTTTTATAATTGCCTAATCCAGTTCCTTCTTTCCCACAATGTTCACACTTGTAAGGTATTTTAGTAGGACTGTCATAACCATATTTTTCTAAGAATGTTGCCTTCATTTTTTCTCTAACACCTGGTTTTTTGTTAGCATTATTTTCGCCTCGTAATTTTAAATTTGGCCCTGTTTTTTTGTTACCATTTTTAAATTTCTGTTTTGTTTCTTCGCTATAAACTCTGACTACATTCCTATGAGCATCTCTCATCTTTTGTTTAGTATCTTCAGAATGTTTTCTGCCAAACATTCCATTGTTTACATTAATCAAATATTGAGATTTTAATTCACTGTGATTAGTCTTTAACTGTTCAAATAGTTTAGAATTAATTTTATATCTATTTTGATTTTTATTTTGTCTCCAAAGCATACAGCTAAAAGCGTTATACATTTGATATCGAGGCCTTGTTCCTTCTACCATTTTAGTAAGTAACCAATGGCAAATAAAATGTTCTCTTGCTGTTAATTTTACTAAATTATCTTTAGAGTTTAATCCGCCTAAACTTTTAGGAATAATATGATGCTTTTCTGTATAAACATCAATACCAATGGCTCGTACTTGCGCTCGAGAAATAATCTGATAATACCAACGGGTATATTTGTTTTGTAAATACATTTGCTGTTGCTCCTCTTAGCAATAGAGCGATTGGGGACGGCAATCCCGTGAATCGCAAATATATTTAGTCAAAAAAAGAGGGGCAACGCCCCTCAAGTTTACACAGGAGATATGCTTAACCAAAAATCACGCTGCCTTGACAGCAGCCGTTTCGGTCTTAGCCTTGGGAGAAACCCCGCCCTTAACACTGGGCTTAACTGCCTGGAAATCTGCATGAGAAGCAATGAATGCAAACGCATCCTCCTTCGTCATTGTATTGGGCAGCTCAATCATCTTGATATCAGTCTGGCCAGCCCGCTCCAAAAGCTTGGTACGGTTAGCAATCGTGCCGTTAGCAACACGATACTTGGCAACACCATTCACGCTGGAAACACCAGCAATTGCAAACAACTTAGTCATATTCTACTCTCCATTTGTTATGTATTTTGAGCCCCACGCTCAACTTACTCACTTAATATAGCATGGAATGAGCTTCTGTCAACCGGTTATTTCCTTCAATGATTTCAATTACTTGTATTTTTTAGCAATTTCAGCAATTCTGGCTTCCATATACCGAATTACGGTTTGGAGTTCGGGATCATTTTGGTTTGGTTTGGTTTGGAGGGTGTTTTGGACTTCATAATGGAACGCATATCTAATCATTGTGTCAAGGCTGTAGTTCTCAGTGGCGGCTGTTGCTTGTGCTTGCATTACTAAACTCCCGTACTATTGTTTATAAAGGTTTATGCTGCTGATGTCAATGAATTAAGCTGTGTGTCTATAAACGTCAGTTACATTATATGTTCTTGGATGATTAGATACAAACCACTCTCTTGCTTGATCAGCACTATTAGCATCTATAGCAGTGCGTTGAACAGCGCCATCTGGATCGATATACTTGATGATATATGTCTGTGCGTTGGCCATTGGATCATCTACAAACTCGCCGGGAAGTTCCGGAAGATCATCAGTCTCTCTTCTATTCTGACTTGATGCTGTTGGGCCAAATGCGGGGTCTGGATATATTTGACGACCACCTGGACCAAACAATTTCCAAGAACTATTTGCCATTGTGAACCAACCTGCTGCTTGTAACCGTTGGGTAGCCTGAGTATAAGCGTCCATGGCATTGTCAGCGGTTATGGTTGCTATGTATCCACCTGCACCATTGGTAACTCTGTAGAGACCAGATGCTTGTGCGCTGGCTTGTGCTTGTGCTCGAGAAGCACTATCATCAGTGATGTCGATATTTTTAATCCCTAAGATATTGTAATCGCCTTCTTCGAACTTTGTTCTGAAGTTGGCAATGGCACTACGACGGCTATCGCCACGAACTTCGATGGTAAAGTTCTCAGGATCATCTGAGGGATCAACAACACTATAATATATGAATAGATATAGGTTCGGACCTTCGCCTATCACACCTTTCTCACCAACAACTTTTTTAGCTGTTCGTTTCATCTGTGCTTGTCTCACGAAACTCTTCAGAGCAGTAGCAGGTAATGTGCCAGCACTGTACTGACTAAAATACTTAATGACATCGTCGTCGCCGCGAACCATTGGACTCATGAACTTATACAACTTCTTAGCATATTCCTGCTTCTCTGCTTCTGGATCAGCAGCAATGCCCATTGCACGAACATAACGCAGCAATGTGTTCTTAATCTTATCTAAATCGCCTAAGTAATCTCCACCAGCACTACGAACCTCGATGTACTTGTCTTTGATATTAACAGTTACATAACGATCATGAGTAGTAGTCAATAATGTCTTTACGAACTTGGCAGCAGATGAATTTAATCCATCTCTGAAAGTGCGTAACATGCTTTCGGCGTCCATTCTGCCAGTTCCAGCACCCAGATTTTTTAATTTCTGAGACATTTCCTTCATCATGCTCTTAGCATATGAGTTTGATTCTCTGCCAAACTGCTTAAGAACATAGTCATCACCGAGGAACAACGTAAATTTAAGATGATCTACATTCTCTCTGGATTGATCTGGAATGCTAATTCCCATATGGAAACCAGTTGACTTATTAGTAGTACATCCTCTAATTTGCGCCCAATCAAATACCTTATCCAAGTATTCCAAGCATTGGGCCAATGGCATTGGGGGACTTACCAGTTCAAGTCCTGCTTCTCCTGCATCGGAATCAATACTGCTGTCTGGTTCGAGGATGAAGAATCCTGTGCCACGCTTTGCGCCATGATATCCACTACTGGCTTTAACTGGCATTCCAATTGATTTAGCAATATCAGCAGCAATATCTTCACTGCTCTCGCCTTCACCACTACCACTACTTGTATAATATGGCCACTCTAAATTAACAGCATTAGCAACATCACTCATATGTGGATAATTTTGTCTAAAAAATTTACTTACATATTGATCATAATCAGCGTCATCTCTAAATTCTTCATATGCTCGATCATATGCTTTTTGATATTCACGGCTGTCAGGATCATCCATGATCTCTTCAATTTCTATTTCATTCTTGTCGTCATCTTTAAGATATTGGCGAATCATCTCATCTTTTTCGTCCTCAAATTCTTCCATGATCTTTTCGTCGGCATATTCATAGAATTCTTCGTTGATTTTTTCAATAGCACGATCTATATCTCTGTTACTATTGTAGCCTTCAAATTGAAAGAAATTACGAATATCTTGAGTACTGGTGCAACGCTCATCTTGATCGTAGTCTGGTTCTGAATCGCCATCCTCGTCGCTGTAAGCATTAGGAATGACAAGTTCTGCTTCGAAACCAGCAGTCATTGCTTGAGCAAACTCAGTCTTAGCAAAGTCTGCTAATGCGCCTGGACTCATGTTTACTTCATCAAGTTTTTCTTCAAAAATATCAATTAGGCGCATGAACCATCTCTCAGTAAAAGTATATTTAGTGAGAAATGGTGTCCTCGGCAAATATGATCTTCATGCACTCACCGCAGCGTTCTTCAAGCACATTTATTGTGGTGTATAAGTGCCCGCTGTCATGCATGGTAATACGACTTTTAAGTATATTGATTTCACGACGAAGCACCTGCACGTGAACAACTGCTTCGTCTTTTGTTAGTTCTAACTTATTCTGTAGATTATACATCTATCACTAAGTTAGGATTAAAGCCAGCAGCGTTCTCATCATGATAGCCATGCGGATTACAAATAACACGGCACTGCCC